GCTCAGTTTCTCGAAATCCTTCATGTACTCCGCTAGCGCTCCCGATCCCGCCAAGTCCTGATTCGGGTACCTCTTCGCCGTCTGGTTCAGCAGCGCCAGGAGGTACATACCATCCTCGCTCGATAGCGATTTCTGCAAGGACTTGTCGGTTACCGTCAACACGCTGTTTAGCTGGGCTTCGCTGATTTTTCTCAGATCCGACATTTGCATTCTCCTGTGGCGCTTGCGCTGATTTCTCGGCCAGCTCTGTTGCTTTTCCTGCTTGCAGCGGGTAATCGATGGTCGCCACCCATTTCCGGTCGTTCGCGCCGGCATACCAGTCCGTTGTGGCAATGAATGCACATGCAGCACGGAAGTCGGGCAGCCAGCCGGGTTCCTTGAGCCTAGTTCGGATCACCGCTCGGCGCTTGAACGTGTTTCTTGCCTGAGGGAGTTTGCCTTTCGCGGCCTCATTCCAGATCGCGATTATGTCGGCAGGGGTCGGTGAAACCGACGTAGGCTTTTGTTTTTCTTCTGCCTCTGCCTCTCCCTCTGCCTGTGTGGAATTTGTTGGACTGTCTTTGACGGGGTTTGACGCTGGTGGACCATCCGCGCCCGTCTTGGACCTCTGCGCACGCTTTGCGTCGCGGAAGTATGCGCGCCGGGCCTCTTCATCGCGGAGGTTTCGGTAGTGCTCGTAGTTGACGATCTGCCAGCCCCAGGAGCGGTGTGAGTCGATTGGTACTAGGCGACACCCATCTTCCTCGTGGGACCGGCTCTGCGCGTCGGGAGCGACCAGTTTAGCGATGGCGTGGACGATCATTTCCTCGGGAACGTTCGTGCGCCGCGCGATTGCGTCCGTGGTCATGTCCACAACGCCGTCACGGTCAGCCAGAACCAGCAGGTCCATGAAGGTGTGGCGAACAATGTAATCCGAGGAAATGCTGGAATCGAAGATTTGGGAGAATATTTTTGCGAACACGCTCATACCCTACACCTTTGGTCGCGGACTGTCTTGGACAAAATAGCGGGCGGGATACTGCCCTGATTCCCGCCCGGTGTGCGTGTAGGTTGCTAACTGATGATTGGCAGGTTCGCCAGTTCAGCTACAAGTGAAGTCTTGATGCGGTTGCGCAACCATTCTGAAATCAGTCCAATCGCTGCGATCTTCCAGGCCCCGCCGTCCGCTTCAAATAGCGCCAACTGCGCGCCATCCTTCACGCGGAAAATGAAATCGCTGGCTGGCTGATCCAGTTCGCGGAAAGTGCGGAAAGGCTTCAGCGTGACACGCGCCTTGACTTCGACGCTTTCCTTGAAGGCGGAACCGCGCTGGACGGTAACCTCCTGGGTGATTCCGCTGTCTATCTGCTTGACGGTTTCCTTGCCAGTGATATGGCTGGCAAGGTCGAGCAGTCCCGCCAAGTCGGGGGTGCTCTGGAAGTGGGATTGCAGGCCGATGATGAAGTCCTCTTGCGGCCCGAATCGGTTGAAGTAGGGGAAGGTGGTTATGCCCTCGGTGAGCTGCGCGGTCACATGGGCAATGCGGCGGCCATAACTGTCTGCCTTGCTCTGAACAAGATCCACGCAGCCGTAGGTTGTAATGTGAATCAGGCTTTCAGCCACTTCGAATCCATCCACGCCAGATTCGAGCAGATTAACAAAACCGTCCAATGTACCGACAGAGAGCGCCGGAGCTGATGGGGTGGAAATGAGTGTGAGGTCGCGCGTCCCGTAGGGCAGACCGTGGATTTCGATCTGCGTTGCGGGTGCCAAGTCAACGATTTTCTGTATGAACTCTGCGGATTGGTCCAAGTTACACCGTCTCTTTCTGCTGCTGTTCTGCTTCGGTTTCGCCTTCGAACAGGTCGATTTGGCTGGTGTCTTGCGTGAACGCCTCGACTACACCATCTGTCTTTTTGAGATAGATGGTCGAGTCCACGCCGAGGATTCCTGCGAGTTTGCTGTCAACGGAGCAGGTAACAGCCGCGCCCGAACGATCCTTATAGGGAACAAATTCGAACGTGAGCGTTATTTTCCGTTTCTTGGGAATGGGTGTGTTGGGGTCTTTGATGTTCGCGTTGACCGCCTCCAGAGCGTTCTGGAAAAGCGGATGGGCCGCGCCTCGGCAAATCGTGAATAGGTCTACTTTGGGAGCTTGCACTACTGTCTCATTTCTGCGAATTCCATCGCGTGGGTTATGCGGTCACCTTGACCATCTGCTCGTTGCATTCTGCGTGCTTGCGCGTCCAGCAGTCAACGCAGAAGAAAAACAGCACCTTGCGGCGTACGCGCGCGGTGCCCTTGACGGTGCGGTGGCCGCGATGGTTGCAATCGATCTTGCGGCCTATTAGCGGCTTGCTGTGGGGCCTCATTTCGCCACCGGGGCCGGCGTGTTCAGTTCGCCCTCATCGTTCTGCGCGATAGAGCGGGTCGCGCTCAAGTTGGTATCCATAAGTTGCACGCTGGCGAAGAGTTTCTATATCCTGTTGGTCGCATATCTGCGCCTGGCGTTCGGCTCGATATTGGTCAGCTTCGTCCAGCGGCTCGGGCGGGTCAACTGCGCCCCGGTTAGCTGTCGCGATTACGACAAAGCGCCTCATGTGAGAGCGTCCACGAAGATAACCGTGCAGCCTTCGTCGGGCCGAGAAGCAGTGTCCAAGTCTACGACCAAATGGCGCACATAGGCGTCAGATACGCGCTTCCCTTTGCGGTTCAAAAATACCCCCGCATCCGCCAATCCGTCCAAGCAAAGTTTAGGGAAATTGTCCACATCGCCCCGCGCTCCTTTCGGAAGAACCACCTTGATTCGCACCGAAAAAGTTCTTGCAGATATAGCCATGCCGCGAAGGTAGACAGCGATGGCGTGCTTGAAAGCTATTGCCTCCGCAGTTACGACCGTATTCCCATTGCGAAATCGCACCTTGTAATGATTAACCGATGGAGGAATGAGCGGAACCGTGAAAGTGATCATGGGCGCACCCCTTGCGCATAGATCGCAAAGACGCGCACAGGTTCTGGGCCAAATTCAGGGTGAGTGATAGTCTGGAGTTCGTATCCGCGATATGGTCGAACGATCACGGTTTCCGGGCTGCACTTCTTATAGCCGTCCCAGAAAATAACGTGGTCGTAGGATCGCCCGAATAGGCGATAAATCCAGTGGGGGCGGACAAGTCGGTATTCGAATTGCTTCTCGCCGGATTTGATCTGCTGGAAATACTTAGACCTCAAATGCAGCACGAGATCAACCATTGCACACCTCCACCGCGAATGCTCGCGCTAACTTGTCTTCTCCCTCAACGCGCCCGATGCGACCAGTAACCCGCGTACCGGCAACGGGAAGTTCATGCGCGAGGGTATAGTTCTTGTGCATGAAGAGCGTCTCTCCGGCATCTGTGCGCACCCACCCAATGTCGCGGTGCGCGATGATGTTCTCAACCACTCCTGTAAAAGTTTCAACTTGCTGCGCTGTCTGCATGGTTCCCTTTCATTAGTAACCTAGTGCTGATCGCGACGGTGCCTAGAACTCAGTGGATGCGAAGAAGCAAGGAAACTTCTCGCCCTCTGCGATCATCTTGTCGAGTTGCTCCCGGAAAGACCGGCGTGTTACTTCTCCAGTCGTGTTGTCCTCGTCTTGAAATACGAGCCTCTGCATATCCTCTTCGGTCAGTGCGGACGGTTCGGCGGGATCGTCGTCGCAATCCATACCAAGTTCCTTATGCCCCGCAGTAGCCTCTTCGGCGGTGGCCGCAGCCATCCAGTCACAATCGTTCACTTTCCAAACCTTGATTTCTTGCTCCATTGTCTTCCTCACTTTCTCTTGGTACTGTAGTGCCAGCGTTGACGCTACTGTTTCCAATTCGGATCTACAGCGCGAATATCCTCGTCTGACAAACCCAAGTCGCCAAAGTCCGGCGCTACTATTTCAGGTTCCGAAACCTCCGGCGCACGCTGTTTCAGACGCTCGATGGTCGCGTCAACGTCTGCGAGAAACTTATCCGTTGCCTCACGCATCTTGGCAATCTGCGCCTCACATTCTGCGCGCTCAAGCCGGATGGTGAACTGTATGTAGCGCCTGGGCAGGATCGGTCCGAACATCGCAGGATCGTTGCTCATGCCACCGTCGCGGCTGATAAAGTCAATCCATTGCAGCGGCGGGCAGCACATAAATGCGAAGAGAAGTTGCGGCATGTTGCCCTCGGGAATCTGGCCCGCGTCGAGTGTTTGCAGGTGCGTGGTTGTGCGCGGGCACTTCGACTCGATAGCGCCTACCAGATTTCCAGCGGCATCGTTTACTAAGCCGTCCGGGCTCCAGCCGCAGCGCTCATTGTCGCCTACCACCATGCCAACCTCTTCGACCATCACGCCCTCTTCGAGTTCGTAGGCGGTGCGCGCGGATGGCTCAGAGAATGTGCCGGCCTTCATGGGCGCAGAAACAAAGTGATCTTGTGCTGCG